AATAAAATCTATTAGATTTACTCGCGTTACCTTCAAAATCCGCGGAACCTGGGCTTTGATCGTGGCGTAAATAAAAACCGCTATTTTTTCCTCCAGTTAGCACTGGGGTTTCTCTACCGTGTTCATCTCCAAAAACAATACCAGCTTGATAATTTCTATTTGATTTTATAGATTGTTGCCCTTTTTCAAAGCCTATTGTTTCGCTATGAACTTTTCTTTGCTCGCCTCTTAAGGTTAATTTGTTTACATAATCTCCTAACTTTAAATTTTGAACGTAATTACCGTAAATTAATCTATTTGCGGTAAAATCCTGCGCTTTAGCTTTTTTAGGAACATTATCCCAAGGTCTTAATAATTGATTAGCGGGTAAAGCAGCGTGTATATTATTCGATCTTATTGTATATGAACCACTACTACTATTATCAACAACAAGTCCATCTTCGTCATTATAATAATCCCAAGGAAGGGTTATTCTATCATTTGCACTCCATTGTTCGTCAGTTGACCT